TTATTAAAACTTATATAAAAGGAGCATTATGGCAAACAGATTATACAATAAACAAGTATCACCTAAAGGGTATAAAAGAGGTGGACGAGTAAACACTGGAAGAATGAATCTTCTAGAAGAAGTTGGAAGAATTGATGCTGAAAGACCTAATCGAAATAGAAGAGCAGAAAAAAGCAGAGTCATAAGCGAATTAAAAAAAGGGTATGAGAAAGGTGGAAAAGTAAAAAAATACAAAAAATTTAAAGAACCAGGTGGTGGCGGATGGAATAAACCTGGCCCACATAAAGTACATCAAAATAGAAGAGACACAGAAAAATTTTTTGGACATGGAAAATTAACTGATGCTATTGTTAAAATAGCAGATAAGCATGATAAACCCGTTCATAAAAAATGGAAAAAACAGATTACAAAAGCTATGGACAAAATAAATAAGAAAAGGAGTTAATTATGCCAGCACTAGGAAAATCATCTAAAAAATCTCCAGGTAAAATTAAAAAAGCAATTGGGTCATTAAGAAAAAAATGGATGCCAACTTTCGGTGAACAGTTTTCAGATGCTAAAAAATCTAAAAAGAAAACTTTTAGATCCACAAGAGATGACACTAAAAAAGGAAAACTAGAATACCACACAAGAACTAAAGCTGAAGAAGATAAAGCACAAAAAAGACACACTAACCGTGAAAGAGCAATGACAGGTGACAAGAGTAAACAGTTATCTGAAAGAGGTGCTAAATTTAAATTAGCTAAAAAAATGGGTAAAGATACTTTTACTCATAAAGGTAAAAAATATTCTACTCTTCTTAAAGGTGAAAAGAAGAAAAAACCTTTAATTTCTGGAAAAGGTTTTTGGGGTAAAAAAATAAATATATCTAAACCAGAATTATCTGGAAAAACTTCTAAAAAAATTAAAAGATTTGTTGGAGCAAAAGGCGGTGGAAGAATCGCTGGTGCTGCAAGAAAAGCACAAGAGCATGGATGGTATTCACCAGACATGGGAATGAAAGGAAGACGTATGTACGCTAAAGGTGGATTAATTAGAGGAAAACCTAAGCTGGCCGTCAAAGGTTGGTAATTTGATCCGAGCGAAATTATTAGACGCTCTTTTAGCTAGATACAAAGCAACCGTAAAAGAAGCATCAACTACAATAGAAATCTATTTAAACCATCCTGTAGCAATTGGGGAACATCCTCAGCATTTACAAGAGATAGATAAACTGTTACAAGTAATAGCAGATGCAGAAGAAAAAATATCAACAATAGAAAGGCATTATGGAAGACCTAGTATTAATTAGTAAATTAAGGAAGCTTATCAACGATAGGCATCAAGATGTTATTACAACAATGGTATCTGGAGCTGTTGACAATATGGAAAAATACAACTATATGTTAGGACAGATACGAACGTATCAATATTTAAGTCAGGAAATATCCAGCCTGCTAGAAAAAAAGGAGCATTATGAAAACACAGGAACAGTCGTCGACATCAACCCAAAAGATAATAACACCAAATAAAGATTTACTTGGTGTAAAAAAATCAAAAGACAAACAAGAAGCAGCCAAATTACCAACCCCTACAGGTTGGAGATTATTAGTTCTACCTTTTAAACAAAAAGAAAAAACAAAAGGTGGAATTATCATAACGGACGATGCCATTGATAGATCACAAGTCGCATCAACTTGTGGTGTAGTTTTAAAAATGGGTCCGGATTGCTACAGGGACAAAGAAAGATACCCAGATGGTCCTTGGTGCAAGGAGAAAGAATGGGTGATCTTTGCAAGATATGCAGGATCAAGAATTAAAATTGATGGGGGTGAGGTTAGACTTCTAAATGATGATGAAGTTCTAGCGACCGTGGAGAACCCTGAAAGTATATTCCACGAATTTTAACATAGGGAGAAACTATGCCAGACGAAAAAGAAAAACAACAAGGAAAGATGGTAGACATCGACACTAGTGGACCTGGTGCCGAAGTTGATTTACCAGAAGAAAAAGTAACAGCAGTTGAACAGGAGGAAACGAATGCAGAAACTGATAATCAGGACAGTAATAAGTCCGATGATTCATCTACGAAATCTGATGAGCAGTCTAATGTTGAAGATAGCAAACAAGAGACTGAAGTACAAGCTCAAGAGGAAGTAGTAAAAGAACCAGAGCAAAAACAAGAAATGGATGACTATAGCGAAGGCGTTAAAAAACGTATCGCTAAGTTAACTAAAAAAATGCGTGAAGCAGAAAGACAGCGAGATGAAGCTGTTCAGTATACTCAACGTATTATGAAAGAAAAAGATGATTTAAGTTCCAAAGTTTCCAAGTTAGATACAGGTTATGCATCTGAAATGGAAAATAGAATTAAATCTTCTCTCTCAGCAGCACAAGCAAAATTAAAAACTGCTAGAGAAAATAATGACATTAAATCAGAAGTAGAAGCAACTACGGCTATGTCCCAATTAGGTTATGAACAAGCTAAACTTGCAGAGTTAAAAACTAGGCAAGAAATGGAAGCAAAAAGAGCTGAAGCACAACCTAAACAGGAACAGACTATACCACCCGTAAGTCCTGATGCTCCCGATCCGAGAGCTTCGGAATGGGCATCTAAAAACAGATGGTTTGGTACAGATTCAGCTATGACGTACACTGCTTTTGATTTACATAGAAAACTTACTGAAGAAGAGGGATTTGACCCACAATCAGATGAATATTATTCTGAGGTGGATAAAAGAATAAGACTTGAATTCCCCCACAAATTTGGTAAGAAGATACAATCGACAAGTAAACCTACACAAAACGTGGCTTCGGCTACGCGTAGTACAAAGACTGGTCGCAAGAGTGTGAAACTCACGCCTTCACAAGTGCAGATTGCTAAAAAATTAGGTGTGCCACTAGAAGATTATGCGAAACAACTTATGAACACGGAGGTATAGGCATATGAAAACAGATACAAACAAAGCTTCCCGTGCGAGCCAGAGTAGAGTTAAAACAGAACGTAAGAAACACTGGACTCCACCATCGTACTTAGATACGCCCAACGCACCAAACGGTTTTAGACATAGGTGGGTTAGGATTGAGATCATGGGATACACGGACACGAAAAATGTCCAGGGCAGACTTAGAGCCGGTTATGAACTAGTAAGAGCTGACGAATTCCCTGAACTTGACTACCCAGTTATTACCGATGGTAAATACAAAGGGGTGATCGGGCACGGCGGCCTTGTCTTGACAAGAGTACCGAATGAGATCGCAATAGACCGTTCTAAATATTATAGCGACCAAGCTAAAGAACGGAACGAAGCTTTAGAGCACGATCTACTGAAGGATCAAGATAAGAGAATGCCAATCAATCAAGAGAGGCAGACTCGTACAACCTTCGGTGGTAACAGGAATAGTTAATTTTTTAACAATTTCTCAAACCAACGAATAAACTAACAAGGTAGATAATTTATTATCTACTAAACGGAGACAAATATGGCTAATGCGTCAACTACTGGGTTTGGTTTGAGACCCATAAAAAAAGTTGGTCAGAATGATAACAATGCTGCTCTTAGTGAGTATTCTATTGCCTCTGGTTCTGCTCTAGTTTCACATAATGATTTATGTCAAATTACGACGAACGGAGTGGTACTCGTTTCAGGAAACACAGATGTTAATAACATCGGTGCCCTAAACGGTGCTTTTTATACTGATCCGACATCGAACAAGCCGACGTGGTCAAATTACTGGCCAGCCAGCGTTGCAGCATCTGATGCTGTTGCGTTTATAACTGACGATCCATACCAAATGTATGAAATTATGTCTGCTGACACAGCGTTCAATCAGAACGAAGTCGGCACATGTGCAGATGGTGTTGCGTCAGTTGGTGTTACACCGTTGTTTATATCTAAAACTAAGATATCAGCGACGACTGGAACAGGTACGGCTCAATTTAAAATACTGGGAGTTTCTAGAGACCCTGATCATTCTGATACTACTGCTGAGGGCTTTGCTCTTAGAGTTATCATTAATGAGCATCTTTTGAAACAAACAGCAGGGATATAATAGGAGGTATTTAATACTATGGCTATATCACGTAATCAACTAGTTAAAGAACTAGAGCCAGGTCTAAATGCACTATTTGGCCTGGAATATAAACGTTACGAAAATCAATCAAGTGAGATTTACGTAACAGAGTCATCCGACAGAGCTTTTGAAGAAGAAGTTATGTTAGGAGGTTTCGCTCAAGCAAAAGTTAAGCCAGAAGGTTCGGCTGTTTCTTTTGACGAAGCGCAAGAAACTTTCACAGCAAGATACACAATGGAGACTATTGCTCTCGCATTTGCTATCACTGAGGAAGCTATTGAAGATAACCTTTACGACAGACTTGCTTCAAGATACACAAAAGCTTTAGCAAGATCGATGGCTAACACTAAACAAGTTAAAGCTGTTAATCCGTTAATTCAAGGATTACCAACAACTGATGGTTATGATTCAGGAGATGGTGTTTCTTTGTTTAATACGGCGCACCCTACAATTGCGGGTTCGTTCCAAAACACTCTAACTACTCAATCAGACTTAAACGAGACTTCATTAGAGCAAGCGTTAATTGATATCGCTGCAATGACTGATGAAAGAGGTTTAAAAGTTGCGGCTAAAGGAGTAAAAATGATTATTCCTTCTCAGCTTCAATTTACTGCTGAGAGATTGATGAAATCTCAGGGTAGAGTTGGAACAGCTGACAATGATATCAATGCAATCGTTTCTATGGGAATGATTCCGCAAGGATACAGAGTTAATAACTATTTAACTGACTCTGATGCTTGGTACATTATCACTGATGTTCCTAATGGAATGAAGCATTTCGACAGAGCTCCATTGACTACTAAAATGGAAGGCGACTTCGATACTGGAAATGTTAGATACAAAGCTAGAGAAAGATACGTATTTGGCGTATCAGACCCTAGAGGTATCTTTGGCGTTGAAGGTGCTTAATAACTAAAAATTTTGTGGCGGACATTGTTCCGCCACAATCTCAAATTAGAAAGAAAAAATGCTAAAATTCCTAGTAAAAATCAACGCTTATCAATACCACGCTCAATTTGAAGTTATGGCTAACGATAATGTTGAATCTATTGAAAATGCAATCATTGACAAACTAGGAAAAAAAGATATAAAATGGGAACATCTTGGAGAAATGATGGATCCAAGAGTTAAACG